GATGGAAGATCTGCGCGAGGCTTACAGCTGGGCCAAGGATTCCAAAGAGGCTGCAGATTATCAGAGCGTGGCTCTCGATAGCATCAGCGAGGTCGCTGAGGTTGTCCTGCAGCATGAGTTGAAGCGTAACAAGGATGGCCGCGCTGCATATGGTGAACTGAACACCACGATGCAGGAACTGATCCGCGCCTTCCGCGATCTGCCTGGCAAACACGTTTATATGAGCGCCAAGCTGGAAAAGTCGCAGGATGAGATGGGCAAACTGCTTTTCAATCCATCGATGCCAGGCAAGTCGCTGACGCAGGGCTTGCCATACTTCTTCGATGAAGTGCTGGCGCTGCGGGTCGAAAAGGATGCCGATGGCAACACCCAGCGTGCGCTGATGTGCGACAGCGATGGCATCTGGCTGGCAAAGGATCGCTCTGGCAAGCTGGAGGCATGGGAAGCGCCTGATCTTGGCGCGATCATCACCAAGATTGGAGGTGGGCAATGAGCAGCGAAAATTATATTTTTAACTGGGTTGCGCCATGCCCGATTTGCTCGAGCAGAAACATCGAATTGATCGAATACCCACGTTTGAAAGGAAGTGAATGGGCATTTGAATGTGATGATTGTGGTCTATCGAGCGGTTCCAGACCAACACTGGAGGCTCTCGAAAAGTATTGGAATAAGGAGGAAGTGGCATGAGCCTCTATGAAGATTGGATTAAGGCAAAGGCCGACGAGGCCGAAGCCACCAAGCGCCGCCGTGGCATCGAGGATCTGCTGGTCAAGGCTTTTGAGATCCCTGAGAACCTCGAAGGCACCAAGAACCTTGAGGCCGAAAGCTTCAAGATCAAGATCGAAGGCCGCATCAATCGCAAGGTCAATGCTGACAAGCTGCAGGAACTGGCGGCAGAGCATGGCCTGACCGAGCATCTATCCAGCCTGTTCCGGTGGAAGCCTGAGATCAACATGACGCTCTGGAAGGCTGCAGATGCGTCAATCACGACACCCCTCTTGGACGCAATCACGGCAACGCCTGGCCGTCCGTCCTTTACCATCACCAAGGCAAAATAATCCCTCATCAAGGAGAATAACAATGGCATTTCTTGGAGAAACTTTCGGCGTTGACGACCTTCCGCAATCGGATCGCAACTATGAACTGATTCCCGAAGGCTGGTATAACGTCAGCATCACCAAGGCAGAGCTTGGCACGACTAAGGCTGGCACTGGGCAGAAGATCGATATCCGCTACGATATCACTGGGCCAAGCCAGCAGGGCCGCGTGGTGTTCCAGGCGGTCAACATCCGCAACCAGAGCCAGAAGGCCGAAGAGATCGGTCGCCAGCAGCTTGGCGAGATCATGCGTGCCATTGGTCTGGCGAAGGTCGAGGACACGGATCAGCTGGTTGGCGGTCAGCTTTGCATCAAGATCAAGATCCGCGAAGCCTCGGAGCGCGATAAGGCCGCTGGCTATAACGATCCGCGCAACGAGGTAGCTGGGTTCAAAGCTATCTCTGGCGGCATGGCTCCGCAGCCTGCAGCATCTGCTGCACCTGCAGCATCGTCTGCTCCTGGTGGCGCGAAGCCGCCCTGGGCCAAGTAAAATGAAAGACCCCAGCCGACGAGGGGAATAGAATCGGCTGGGGTCAGTTCCTCACGGGAGTAGACAACTATGAAGTTGCCTGAACCACTGCATACCATATCCAGCCTCATTGACCAATACCACGAAAGCAAAGCGGAAAAGCCGCGTCCGCATATGGGCTGCAGCCTGCTGGGGCATCACTGTGATCGGTGGCTATGGCTGAATTTCCGCTGGGCTGTGCGCGAGGAATTTGAAGGCCGAATCCTGCGTCTGTTCCGCCGAGGCCAGATGGAGGAAGATATCATCATTCGGGATCTGCGCGCCATTGGTGTCGATATCAGGTCCAGCCAGCGCCGCGTGAACTTCGGCAGTCATGTGAGCGGAAGCCTCGATGGCATCATTGAGTCTGGCGTGCCGGAAGCGCCAAAGAAGCGCCATGTGGCTGAGTTCAAGACGCACTCGAAAAAGTCCTTTGACGAGATGGTCAGGGATGGCGTGGAGAAGTCAAAGCCGATGCACTGGGTCCAGATGCAGGTCTATATGCACGGGACCAATATCGATCGTGCGCTTTATCTGGCGGTCTGCAAGGATGACGATCGGATCTATACCGAGCGCGTGCGTTACGATCGTGCAGCGGCTGAGAAATATATCACACGCGGTCAGAGGCTGGCGCTGGAGAATCGGATTCCGCCGCCCATCTCGACCGACCCGACATGGTATCAGTGCCGCTTTTGCCCAGCGCATAGCTTCTGCCACAAAGGCGCACCGACAAAGTTCGCCAACTGCCGCACCTGCGCGCATAGCACGGCAAAGCCTGACAGCACCTGGCGCTGTGAACGCCATGAAGCTGACGGCATCCCGACCGAGTTCCAGCATGAAGGCTGCGACGATCATATTCTGCACCCTGATCTTGTGCCTTGGCCGATGATCGCCAGCGAGGATGGTCTGAGCGTCATGTGGAAGATTGGCGATCGCGTGATCGAGAATGGAGCCAACAGCTACAAGAGCCGTGAGATCGTCGCCAACCCAGAAGCCTGCGGTGATCCGATGGTCGAAGAGGCGAAGGACAAGTTCCCAGATGCGGAGGTGATTGGTTAACGAGTTACCGCCCAGCCCCTTTACTGGTCTCGACAGCCCTGGCGGGATTGAAGGCAGCGCACCGGAAGGAACAAACGGCTGGCTGGAAGCGGTAGACATCATGTGGCTGTGAATGCGCTGCAACAGGGCAATTATTTGAGGGAAACGATGCTCAGAGATTACCAACAGCGTGCAATCGACCAGCTTTATGCGTGGTTCGCCAATGGCAACAAAGGCAATCCCTGCCTGGTGCTGCCGACAGGATCTGGCAAGAGCCATATCGTGGCCGCGCTCTGCAAAGATGCGATCCAGAATTGGCCTGATACGCGGATCTTGATGCTGACCCATGTGCGAGAACTCATAACTCAAAACGCTGAAAAGATGCGCCTGCACTGGCGTGGCGCACCGATGGGGATCTATTCGGCTGGGCTGGGCCGCAAGCAGCTGGGTGAGCCGATCACTTTTGCTGGCATCCAGTCGATCAGAAAGCGCGCCTCCCAAGTCGGCCACATCGATCTTTGCATCATCGATGAATGCCATCTGGTCAGCCATAAGGATGAAGGTGGCTATCGATCGTTCCTGGCTGAGTTGAAGGCGATCAATCCCGCGCTACGTGTGGTGGGCTTGACTGCCACGCCTTATCGCCTGGGGCATGGCCTGATCACCGACAAGCCTGCGCTGTTTGATGATCTGATCGAGCCCGTCACGATCGAGGAACTGGTCTATAAAGGCTATCTCTCGACGCTGCGCAGCAAGGTCACAAAGGCCGCGCTCGATACGTCTGGCGTGCATAAGCGTGGCGGTGAGTTCATCGAGAGCGAACTGCAGGCGGCGGTTGACACCGACGAGAACAATCTGCGCGTGGTGCGTGAGGTGATCGAACTGGCTGGCGATCGCAAGGCTTGGCTGTTTTTCTGCGCTGGTGTTCAGCACGCGGAGAACGTGGCCGAGGTGCTTCGATCGCATGGCGTTAAATCAGCCTGCGTAACAGGAGCCACGCCAAAGGCAGAGCGTGATCGGATGCTGTCCGACTTCAAGGCTGGGCGCTTGCGTGCGCTGACCAACGCCAATGTGTTGACCACCGGCTTTGATTATCCTGACATCGATCTGATCGCCATGCTCAGGCCGACCATGAGCGCCAGCCTTTATGTCCAGATGGCTGGGCGAGGGATGCGGGTAAAGAGCCACACCGATCATTGCCTGGTGCTGGACTTCGCTGGCGTGGTGCAGACGCATGGGCCGATCACTGCGGTCGAGCCACCAAAGCGCAAAGGCGAAGGAAATGGCGAGGCTCCTGTTAAGGTCTGCGAGGCTTGCAATGAACTGGTGCATATCAGCGCCAGGGAATGCCCGACCTGCGGCGAACTGTTCCCAGAGCCAGCGCCGAAGAAGCTGGAACTGCGCCAGGACGATATCATGGGGCTTGAGGCCGAAGAGATGGCCCTGACAGGCTGGAACTGGCGCAAGCATTCCAGCAGGGCCAGCGGCAAGGATATGCTGGCTGTATCCTATTATGGCGGTCTGAGCGATCCCAGCGTGGTCGAGTATTTCCCAATCACCCATGAAGGCTATGCAGGCCAGAAGGCGCTGAACGCCATCGTGACGATCGCTGGGAAGGCCGATGTCAATTTTATCAAGGCAGATACGCTTGAGGAATGGGCCGATCGATTGAATGGTGGCAATTGCCCCAGGATGATCGAATATCGCCGCGATGGGAAATATTACCGAGTGATTAGGAGGAAGTGGAGCAATGCCTAGACCGCCAAAGCCAGACTTTCTGGTGCAATATGAAGAGTGGACAAAGGCTGGTCCGCCACCATGCTGCCATAACTGCGATCACTATAGTGGCGAAGGTCGATGCTTTCTGTTCAACATGGAGCCACCGATCGAATTCGTGAACAGCTATGGAAAGTGCGATCAATGGTCACAGGAAATTCCGTTTTGAGTGGGGACCGCATCCCCACCGAGCATGAAGAGCAACGCGAAGTCGTGAAGTGGTTCCGCCGCAAATATGGGCCAGTGCGGATCTTTGCCATTCCCAATGGCGGATTCCGATCACGTGCCACAGCTGCCAGATTGAAGGCCGAAGGTGTCAGCCCTGGCGTGCCTGATCTCTTTGTGCCGTTCCATTGCCTATGGATCGAGATGAAGCGCGTCAAAGGCGGAAAGCTATCGCCAGATCAACGCAACTGGCAGAAATATCTTGTCGAAGAATGCGGTCATACCTGGATTGTCTGTCATGGCGCAGAGGACGCAAAGGCGCAGATTGACGCGTTTTTTGAGGCCGCTGAAAAATAATTGCATCGGTATATCTTTTTCCGTTGACCTTGTGGGAGGTTGTGGTAATAATCACCACATCAACAAGGCAGACCGGAGTTACCGACATGCAGTTTACCAAAGGCAACAAAGTCAAAT